CTTAAAGATTGTGGGGTCATTGTATCGGTTCTTTAATTGCTTCACCATAATCTGTCCCAACTGCTCAAGCTCTTCAGTGCTAATAAGGGCAAACATAAGATCAGCAGTAGCAGGGAGACCAAAGGACTCGCTAGTATCAGTAAGTTCAACATCAGAAGAACCATAACCACTACGGGTAGTCTGGGTAGCAGAGACAATGGGAACATTGAATTCCACTGCTAAACCGCGAAGTTCTTCTGCAATTGACTTGATATATGAATAAGAATTGATGGAACTATTTGCCTTATGCCTGCTGGAAGCACAAATATTAAGGTAATCAATAAAAATAATATCAGGTCTAAATGACTTCTTAAGAGCAAGTTCATTAAGAAGTGCTTTAAAGTGTCCTGAATGAGCAGAAGCAGTTGGATATTCTTTGATTACCAAAGAACCTTGTGTCTTCTTCGCAATACCATTTACTTTCGTTTCAAACATTTGGCGCGGTAAATCAACCAGTTGTTGAATCGGGACATTGAGAAGGTTTGCGTCAATTCTTTCTGCAATTCGCTCTTCCGCCATTTCAAGAGTGATATAGAGTACATTCCTACCCTGTAACAAGGCGGCGCTAGCCACATGACACATAAACAGTGATTTCCCAACACCCGTTCCAGCGAGAGCAATATTGAGAGTCTTGTTAGGTAAACCACCTTTAGTGATTTTGTTGAAATATTCCAGGTCAAACTCGATTTTATCTTCTTTACGGTGGTAAAATTCATAACGCTCCTCATAGTTCTGAAGATAATCGTGTCCGATATTATTATCAAACGATACTGCTAGAGCATCAGAAAGAATGTTTGGAATCGCATCACGATTCTTCTTATCATTATTACCATCAGCAATATGAATTGACTCCATAAGTGCCAAGTAGATGGCACGGTCACGACACCACTTTTCAGTAGTATCAAGCAACCATTGTTGTTCCACAACACCATTATGAAATCCAGAATTGAGTTCCCGAATCTCTTTAATTTCAGACTCATTAAGGTCTGTGCGATTTTCTATCTCAATCGCAAGTGCTTCTGTTGTAATTGCTGATCCATATTTAACAATGAACTTAACAATTTCCTCAAATACAACCTTTTCGGATCTTTGCTCAAAATAATCTGGTTGTATAAAAGGTATGACTTTTCTGGAATAATCTTCATTGAATATCAGGTTTCTTAAAATTGTAAGTTCAAGTCGTTCCATTACTTATAATGCAAATAGGCACTCATAATATACTTTGGACCACTGGTAGGAGGTTCGCCCTTATGAGGGAACATCCAAAGCGGAGGAAACATAATCAAAGTTCCCTGTTTTGGTTGAATTTGAACATCTTTGAAAATAGTTTGACCACCACTTTCAACATCATTCAAATACCATATAAATGATAAAAATCTACGGGCGGTCCCATAGTCTACCACATCTACATGGGTATCAAACTGATCTACACCATTTGGTTCGTATTTTTTAATACGAAATTGTTCTAGAGCGTGTTCTTCTGGAAATACACGCTTATCTACAAACTCATAATACTTATCACGATATTCAAAAATCTTTTTGATAATATAGTTATGAACTTGATTAACTTCTGGTGCCAATTCATGATTTTCTGTGAAATTGAATTGAGTGAAGTTAGGTTTTCCATCGTTCTCATAACGCTCTTGTTCGTCAGGAACCTGGTCAAATAAACTAATTAGAAAGTTGCATATATCAGGTTCAAGAGCATTTTCGTAGATATGAATGAAATCTTGAAGTTCATCCATAAGAGAATTCGCCTTTAGCAATCACATCCAGTTTTTCCATTACTTCTTCGGTAAAATACTGATCAGGATTCTTTAAGATTTCCTTTGCGTAAATTTTCTTACCATCCATTTCATAACGCCCCGCAACATTCTTCCAGAGTCCGCCGAGTTCCCCGAGTTCCAGAAGACCATAATAGCGATCAAGACCGCGCTCATCATAAAATAGACGGATTTCAACTTGCTGGTTCTCCTTACTCAAACGAGACTTAGCAGTCTTTGCTTTGATAATGTTTCCAATAACTTCTTTTCCATCTTTCTCTTTTGACTTGCTGAGATATATGATAGTAGAAGCGGCATACTTAAGACCACTACCACCACCCATTTCTTTTGTAGGAACGTAAGCGCCAATAACATCGTAGGTGTGGTTAGTTACAATCATAGGAATGTTTGCCTGCCCCAACTTAAGAGTGAGCATACGGAAAGCACCTTTTACAAGTTGTGATTTAGTCATATCACGAACTTGCTTATCGTTCAGTGCATCAGTAATCTCTTTCTCTGTTGATAACATACCCAAAGAGTCTAACACAAACATACAAGGTTTGCGTTCTTCTACAGGTTTTTTTAAGTAAATATCTACTGCCTTTAGTGCCTTGCTACGAAACTCTTCAATAGTAACAACATTAACAACCACAAGACGAGAAGTATCAATTCCACGTGACTCTAGTAAGGATTTGGTAATAGCGGCTTCAGTATCAAAGTAGAGACAATAACCATCGGAGTTATTATCAAGAAAATTCTTAACCACAGCGAGAGAGAAGAAAGTCTTTCCAGTAGAAGACTCTCCAGCAATAGCAGTAATCTTATTCCCAGATACACCGCCAAATATGCTACCTGAAACCAGTGCGTTAAAAATGTATGAACCCGTGTCAACATAAGTCTCAGTCTCATCAATATCAGAAGCAAGTTTGGTATACTCGCCACCAACTTCTTTTACAATTTCTTTAAGAAAATCCATCAGCACACCATCCCGTATTGTTCACGAAGTATTTTTTTATAAGGTAAACCTTGCTCTTTAAGTTCTTTCACCAATTTGAGTTTATGATACAAAGCAGCATCTCCACCAAAACCAAGTGCTTTTACAATAGTATTCAGTTCATCATCATTAATAGGCAAATCCATTAGGCAAAAAATAGTTCAAGGTTTACAGTTTTTTCCACAGACCATCCAATGGAATCAAGAATGGATTTCAGTGGTTCTACAAAACTCTTTTCAAATTGTAGTTCATAGTCAATGTATTTGTCAAGACCTAATTCTTTAGGAAAGTCTTGAATGAAAGAAATTACATTCTCTTGAATTATGTTTGGTTTTTTGAGGTAAATAAATTTTACCTTTTCCCCATTACCAATAAGTGAATATTTATTGGTCAGTTTTTTATCTTTTACATAGTGATTGAAGAGGAGTGCTCCACGAATATGAATGGGAGTTCCTTTGTTGTAAATATCAGAAGATGAATAATATTTGCGAACATCAGAAGCAGTTCGTGGGAAAGCAATTTGTTCTGGGGGAAGACTTTTAAATTCTTCACGGCACTTATCAATGAAGTTAATCACATCTTCCTCTGTTCCGCTCATCATCAGTTTGAGTCCATCTTTAATCATCTTGCGACAAGGAGCAGGAGTAGAAGACTTTACTGCTTCAATGCCCATCATCTTGAGTTTTGGTTCTTCGTAGCGAACACCTTCACTATCCCAGACGTTCAGAATGTATCGTTTCTTGGCAGTCCAGATTCCACGCTCAGCAATGTTCTCGCGCTTCATCTGCATCTTCTGGTCATATGCGTTCACATAGGTCGCCAGTTCTTGGTAGCAACTTTCAATATACTTCTCAAATTCCACCTGACAGACCTTATCAAGGAACGAAACAACGCTTTGAGTAGTTTTCTCTCTTCCCTTGTATACACTTTCAACCAAAGGACCCATATTAAGATAGATAGAGTCAGTATCAGAAGCAATGACATAATCAACACCATCAGTTTTAAGAATTTTGTTTAGATAGGCATTCATCTTGTTCTCAATCCAACGAATCGCAACTTGACCCGATAAGGTGATTGCCTCAGCGTTTGCTAGTTTATAATAACGGAAATACTGATTGCCGATAGCACCATAAGCAGAGTTAAGTTGAATCTTCCTCGCCATTTGGATGTTGTTACACCTAGCAATCTCTTTTTCCAACTCCTTTGTCTTTTTCTTTTCATACTCTTGTTTGGCAGCAAGCATTTTCTTTTTATAGATGGTGCGATCCTTATAGATCTTTTCCATCAGTTCTGGCAGGAATCCACGAACGTCCTTACGGAACATTGCTCCATTAGCACAGACTGCATAGTCCTTATACATTTCAAAAGTAAGTTCCTGATTTAGGATTTTATCCACAGTCACTGTTGGATGTCTTTCTTCTACAAGAGTTTCGGGACTTACATTAAATTGCATAATTAAATGTGGATATAGACTATTCAAGTCAAATGAAACCACATAGTCATACATTCCAGGAATCGGTTCTTTTACATAAGCCCCAGCATACTTAGAGTCTTTATCGGAACGTTCTTTGGGAGGAATTGCAATGTTCCTTTTTTTCAAATAGTTGTAGATAATCGTATCCCACATTCGGACTTGAGAGAACACATCCGTATAGTTTGCTTTGGCGTCATATGCCATAGTCAAAGCAAGTTCAATCAGTTTCATCTTGTCTTCCATACGGTCAACAAGTTCTACGTCAATGATGTTGTATTCTACAAACTTTTGCCATCCATTGGTATAAAAATCTTTAAAAGTATCAAACTCACTGTGGTCCAACTTTTGCTGCCCAAGTTCCACATTCGCAATGTGATCAAGGCGATAAGATTCCTGTGCCTTATAGGTAAACTTCTTATAGAGATTGAGATAGTCAAGTTGACTCACTCCACCAATATCATAAGAGATATTTTTACGACCAGAAATGTAAATCTCATCCTCAGTCACTAGTCCCCAAGGAGACATACGCTTCATTAATTTTTCACCAAGAACACGATCTATACGACGAACCAAATATGGAATATCATACAGTTCACTATTCCAACCAGTGATGACTTCTGGAGTATTCTCCTCAATCATCCACCAATTGATAAAGTCATTTAACAAATCGTGCTCATTGGTAAAGGAACGATACTTAACATTACTTTGCTGATTATTAAATTTACCAAGACCCCAAGTACGAATCTGTTTCGTATTATAATCTTGAAGTGTAATCAACAGCACTTCCTCAGCAGCACTTTCTACATCAGGGAATCCGTTCTCCGATGCAACCTCAATATCGATGGTAGTTACTTTGATTTTACTAATATCAAACTTAACTTCATCTTCTGGATAATTTTCGGCAATGTATTGATAGATGTATCGGTCATTTCCAGAAATCTTAAATCCCTCTACACCATCATACCTCTTAATAAACTCTCTACATTCTCTTACAGTTCCTGGTTGAACTGCTTCAACATATTCACCGTTCAGGGTTTTATATTTTGTATTCTTTTTTGAGGGGACAAAAAGAGTCGGGTAAAACTTCTCACGGGTCATAAAATGTTTACCATTTTCATAACCACGAACCAAGAAGTGGTCCCCGACCATCTGAACGTTTGTATAAAAGCGAAGAGACATTATGCAGTTAATTCAAGATACTTTTCAACGATTTCTTCTTTTGGGTCAACGATAGTCAAAATACTATCAGAGTGAATCATCATCTCTCTTTGGTCAGTAACTTCTGGCCAAAGAGTAAGTTCACCTTCAGCATTAATCTGATAAGGATTAATAATACGACAATCAGGTTCACCAAGTTCAGAAGGAACTTCTTCAATTTCGGTGACGATTACATTATCAACCTTCAGTAAAAGACACTTCACTGTTTTGGACATTTACTTTCTCCTCATACATTTGTTTAATAGTATCAATTGGTTCCACAATAGTTACAATCCAATCTGGAGGGACTGGAATCTGAGTATCCTTTGCAAGAACAATCCAGGGTGATAGTGAAACCTCTAGATCTCCGCTTGGATTCGCATTTTCTTCAACCAATAGAACAGTTCTACGAGTCTCAATTTTATGTGGATTTGTAAAGAGATATCCACAAACTTTATCGTCAGAAATCAGTTCTTTAGCATCAGAAATTACAGTTTCACCCGACTTCAAGAGTGCTAGTTTAATCGACATTTTACTCTATGTGCTCCTATCAGTATAGCAAAAAAATGGGGGAGCGTCAACTGGATTTTGCCAGTTGCTCCCCTGCGCCGACGATATTCAATT